TGTAATTTAATTCTGTTGCGGTAGAAGTTACACCATCGAGAATATTTAATTCCGCAGCAGTTGACGAAACATTTGTTCCGCCAATGTCTAGCGTAGTTACTGAAATCTCACCAGCTACAGTTGCTACACCATTTGCCAGAGTTATCAGATCGGTATCATCTGTATGACCTATGGTTGTTCCGTTGATTAGGACGTTATCAATGTCTAAAGAGCCACCACTGATTAACCCTGTCGTTGTAATTGCGGATGAACCTGTATCAATCGTGCCGAATCCTGACGTAATAGAACCAGAGTTTATTGCGCCGGTAGCAGTAATAGCACTATTAATGTAAGTTGCTACAGTATCAACGTTAGTCATTCTCATCGTGCCAGCATCATTAACTAATAGACCGTCACCGGAAGCCACTGCGGTAGTGCCTCTGGAAGTACCGCCGTCTATTAGATTAATTTCTGTGGCTGTAGAAGTTACACCATCCATTATGTTGAGTTCAGCAGCAGTCGCTGTAACTAATGTTCCACCAAGTTTTAACCCGTTAGATGTATCATGTGAAGCAACATCAAAGTCAATCGCACCGTCTGAGATAGTTACATCCCTATCTGAGTTGATGGATATTGCAGGCGTTGTGCCAACTGCTGAACCCAGCCCTACAACCAGATTATCATTCGTATCATCAAGACCAACATAATAGTCTTGAGCGTTGCCGTCAAAAACAACTTTCTGATCCTCTGCACCACCATCACCTACTGTTAGGTTTCCGCCAACTATAAGATCGGTAGTAAATCTGCCAGTAGTATTGACATCAAGAGCGTATGAAGGGCTGGTATCACCAATCCCTACCATTTGATTTTTCAGTGTAATAATAGCACTGCCATCTAGAGCGAGGTCAGCCCTAGCGTTACCTGCGCCATTCTGTATCTGGAAATTTACAGAGTTGGAAGCATTATTATCCATTTCAAATATCTGGTCGCCAGAAGAAGTCTCCATCTCCAAAGTGTTACCGAGATTAATTTTACTGACATCAATGGCTGCATCAGATGCTACATCTGCATTAGCAATAGTGCCGTCTAGGATTGTAGTAGTGGTTACTGTACCTGTCCCACCACCCTGTGTTGATGCAAAATTATTTAACATTGTAATTACCTCTTAGGGATATCCACCGGTATTCATCACTCTCATTTCAGAACCAGAATGACGGTCTTTATTATCTTGGTCTTGTACATCTGCTATCGCCTGTCTGAACGCAGTCGCCCATAGTTGGACTCTCTGGTCGTTCATCAGGAATGGTTCGGCCTCCAATAGAACACCATATAAGTATATATCTGGATTGTTAGTCAGCATTGTACTGGTCGTGTTACTGTCGCCCAGTGCATCGAATGTCTTATAATACAACATAGAAGTTGTATACTCATCTCCCGGACTCGGACCTAACCTTACCTTTTCCCCTATAATTGTATATACCTGTGGTTTACCAGTACCACTACCAGCCCATAGTCTGGACATCATCTCTGGAGTTATATACGCCAAGGAAGTTAAAGGATCAGTTGTAAGATGAAACTCTTTCATCTGTACATATCCAGTAGGCAGATTATATTCTCTAGTACCAGCAGTAGTGGTAATAGCAGTAGATACAGTCTCCATAGCCCTGATCCGCAGAATCCGGTTGAACCGGGCTTCAGCCAGTGCTATAAACTCTGGTATCCTGTCAGTTAAGTCGCTTCTGTCTAACCAGTTGGCTGCAGCAGTTTTTAACTCTGCAAACGTGCTAATCGCCATTAGACGTGAACAAGCCTCATGCTTACATTAGAACTGCCTACTCTCTGGTGGTGCATATACTGCGATACGCCAGAACCAGAAAACTTAGGCACATTAATAAATGTAAGGCCAGCAGCAAGTTTCAGATCATTTGCTGTACTGACAGATGCGCTTGAAGATGAAGAGAAGTTAAAATAAATCTCCCCATCCGTATGAATACCCAGGATTTTTGCAGATGTGACATTCGTGGCAACAGCAGAAGCACCTACTGTTACGACACTCTGTACATCCCATCGGTTGAAACTACCGTCATCGCTTCGTCTATACATAATATATACCTTTAGATATTTGTTGGTGCTACTTTAAAATACTTATTATCAGGATCGTTCAGATACCTGGCAAGCAGCTTGGAGTCTTTTTCAATAGCCCCATTCGTATCTTTCATCCACTGTTCCCATATATTAAATGGAACAGAGGCTGCATGGTGCCACTCTCCGCGCTTGCCAACGGACAGTTTATCACCATAATCATTGTACTTCCTTTTGTTTGCTTCAACAATAGGCTCTGCATCCTGTACAGTATTGATCGTAAACTTATCATCAGCCTCGTCAATATGCAGGTCGGTCCTTCTATAACCAGAATAGTCAAGAACTGTTCGTTTAGACATAGCCTATATCTCCTACTTTAGGTGCGCCATCCTTGGGATCGTTATCAATATACGCCTTCTTCAGCCAACCTATCGCATCTGTAGGTTCCTTGGCTTTAGCCTTAGCTTTAGGTTCCTTACCTTTCAGCATTCTACCAGCAGCTTTTTCAAGTTCCTTGTCTGTATTTTTCATCTACGCTCCGTTCTGACTTAATACAATTCTGTCAGTTAAAGTAAAGTTTCCAGATACACTGATACGTTCTTCGTCTACCCAGAATGGATGAACCATATGATCTAAGGTAGCGGGGAACATCAATACCAAACCATTCTGAGGAGTAACATTCCACATGCTTACACTAAGTGGACTTATAGACTCCCCATATTTAAATACTATGTGACCAGCATCCTGTACATTAGATTCGGCCTGTTCCTTAAATATCTTCTCTGGCACATCTAGGTATACAACAAAAGAAACAATACCATGATGCTGATGTGGAGGATTATGGTCATACTTTCGTTGATAATTTATCCAGAGAGTATCTAAATTGACTTCCAGATCATCTTTTCCTGGTGCGAAGTTTATGCGCCCACCATCGTAATGGTAGACCATAAAGTCAAACCACTGAAATAAGATCTTGAGAAACTCAGGAAATACCTCTACTATATAATCATTACCATAATTATAAGAGCCACCGAAATACATATTACCGGCTAGCTTTTTATTATAATCATGGTCCTTGTTCCTGATTCTACTCCCTTCTTTTAGAAGAGATTTCCTCAGTTCCTCAGAAATAAAGTTCTGATAAATACACGGACCAAATGGAAAGATTACTTTCCCGCCGTATTCATCCTTTATATTAGGACAGTTTGTTTCGAGTTCGCGCATAAGAAGGGGGCAGGTCGCCCCACCCCCTTAGATACCTACTTATGCCTTGCAGTCTGCAAGGATACCACTTGACTTCTCGTTCTTAGCGACGAGGCCGAATTCAGCAAGCAACAGCTGCTTGATGGCATCACCCGTCTTCGCAAGTTCGACAGTCTGGAAAGGTCGTAACCAACCAATAGCCCAGAAGTCCATGTCTAAGAAAAAGACATGCTCTGAACTGTGCATGTTACGGTCAGCAACGATGCGATACGTTCCGAAATCGGACACATATACATCGACAGCAGCCACAACATGGGCAGGTGCATCACCTTTCGTATTAGTACGAAGAGACGATACAGACTGTGCCAGGTCGGAAATAGCCTGTTTGATGGTAGGCGGACACAGAATTAAATCTGCTGAACCACCCGCTTCATAGGTGTCTTTGATGACATTCTTGATGCCAGCTTCCGTAATAGAAGCAGTAGCAGTAGATTCTGTCATCGCAGTCGTACCCGTTGCACCAGCAGCCGGAGAACCCGATGTCGGATTCATTGACACATAGTTGGTAGCGAGCCAAGCGGGAACACCAGCGGATGCGCGAGCAGCAGTTGAACTGCCAGCACTTCTTACGATGTTCTGAAGCAACATGACTTCCATGTCTCTCTTCATGCGCTTGCCATTTTTAGCCAACTGGTAAGCCTGGTGTTTGCCGTGACCGGCATAATTGACAACTTCGTCAGTTCCTGAAGTTTGATTCACGTACTGCGCTATCTGGCAGTAATTTCCAAGTCGCGTTGGGAGTACCCTGGCGTCAGCAGCAATGCTGTCGTCGCCTTCTATGTTTCTATTAACTGCACCAGCAGTAATAGAGTCGACTTGCCATTCAAAGAAAGTATTATCTACCGTCTGTTTGGAGCAACCGGACATAAATGGGGTATCCATAGGCGCGATATTATAGATCACGTCAGATAAGGCTTCACGAATCGCAACGGAACTATACGTAAGTGACGTATTAGTAGCAATTGCCATTATTGTTTCTCCTTATTAGGATTTAAGTAAATCTTCTAGTAACGAAGCTGCGTCATCGACGTGGCCTGTACTCCGAAGACGTTTGAGTTTTGCTTTACGTTTGCCCTGGCTTAGTTCAGCTTTCTCCCGCTTGGCTTTTGTCTTTACAACCTTCGGCTTATTCTTGACCTTCTTAGCACGAACCTCATGCTGTTTCCGAGTCATATCTTCATAAGCCTTAGCTTGCATAAGAACAAGTATAGAGCGGTGATCCACCAGTTGCGACAGTTCTTCCTGAGTATAACCTTTTGTTAAGGCAAACTCCGAAATAGTTTTTGCTATCGCTCTCTGTGTATCAGGATCATTCCATTCCGGTAAGATACTTACCATCTTGGCGTGTTCTTCCTGTAACAACTGCTGGTGTTGAACTTGCATTTCCTGCTGTTGCTGCTGTTGAGCGTGACCAGCTTGTACCTTCAACTGCTCGATACCTTCCTGTGCCTGACGATAATCGTCACGCTTAGTCAGATACTCTTCACGGTCTTCGGTTTTAAGCCGTTCCCAGTCAATATTAGCAAACTGCTGGAGATGGGTATAATTACCTTCAATAGCTGTAGCTAGAGCGTCAACGTATTGCGCGCGAACTTGCTGAGTATTAGCCAACTCCTGTTGGAACTGTTGTGCAGCACCATCAAGTTGTCTCTTGTATTCAGCTAATTGTTGCGTTTTTTGCGTATAATCCTGTTGGCGAGAGTAGCCTTTGATGAGTTCGTCTTCGGAGACTTCCACATCTTGTCCGTTTACCTTTACAGTATAGACTGTGGAGTCCGTTTCGTCCTCATCTTCAACTTCTTCTTCCTCGGATTCTTCAGATTCATCATCATCAACATCTTCAGATTCTTCCTCTTCTTCGACTTCTTCAGTTTCAGAATCTTCAATTGCTTCATCAGATGCCTCTACGTCTTGAGTTTCTTCAGACGGTTGCTCTTCTTTGGCTGGCTGCTCTTCTGAGTCCAGTAATCCTAGAAGTGCCTCCTGTGCTGCTCCAATACTAGCTGGACCTGTAACAGGATGTTGTTCGACAACGTGGGGATTCGTTTGAGTATCCGCCATTTTATTCTCCTATAGTTGATGTTTCCCAAGTTTCCTCGCCATATCTCCAGATTCTATAATACTGGTTAGATGTAGACGTATCCGCTCAAGAAGTCTTAGGGATAACCAGGCTTGCTCCCTGGCTTCGGTATCATTGAGACTCGTTCTGTACCAAGTATCTTTGATATCTGTTTCAAGCGTAGTAAACGCTTCATTAAATAGTTCGTCAGAAAGTAGTGATTTTGCTTTAGCTTCTCTTAGTTCTTTATCCAAGTGCTACACCTCTGCCTTGTTCAGCTTCCAGTTTCAATTCTGCAACCTTTAGTTGCGCGTCGACCTGTGCTTCGGCAGCGTCCTGTTGGATTTTCATTTGTTTGACTTGTATGTCAGCAGCTTTAATCTCTAGTTCTTTCTGTTTTAATTGCAGTTCTGCCTGTTCCATCTGTTCTCTTGGATCAGGTTGAGGTGGCACAGAATCTGGATCGGTAAGAAAATCATCAACATTCTGGAAGCCCATATTCTTTATGAGTGCTGCTCCCATGTTGTACATATTCTTTTCATTGACAATCTTTAAGCCACCACGCATCGCATCCCCAGCAAACTGTAACATAGTTGTGAGGTGCATAAGTTGTTGATCCCTGTTGCCATTCCCGATACCTACGGAAACAGTACAATCGTACTGGTCTTTCCACATGTCGGGCCGGACAGGAATCCATTTATTTCTGAGCATTATGACTCGTTGGTGATCCTGATTCTTCAGGACGAGTTCATAAATAGTTTTCATTAGTTCTTTAACACCAGTTTCCGCAAAACATCTTGCGATCAACTCTACTCTTGACTGCGCTGCTGTCATTGTTGCAGCAACGGCAGTAGCCGTAGTATGAGAAGTTAAAGCATTTTCATTCAAGCCTTGGCTGAATTTATTTACGCCACTTCTTGATTCTCTAAGATTGTCAAGATAGTCGAGCATGGAGAAAGATGACTGCTCTAACTGTGGGGTAGCCAAAGGCATGATAGCATTCGGTGACTTAACCCTGACTACACCACCTGGGCGTTGCGTCAAGAGGTCATCAAGATTCGCCTGACCTTCAAGGACGGCATACCGACCGAAGTTCTGGTTGTACATGTTATCCATAAGGTTACGCATCAGGACACTCTTGATTTCCTGAATCGGCATAACAAGATCAGCAATGGACATGCCAAAGAACTTATGCGGAATCTTTACAGGAGTAAGACTGACAAACGGTATACGGTCAATAGGTTCGTTGGCTAATACTTTCTGACCAACAGAGCAGACCTTCCTTAACTCTGCAATGCCATCATCGTCATAATCCATACGCATGAATGATTCGTGCAGCCAGTAAGTTTGCAACGAGTCATCCTCAGAGTTCATATTACCGTCACTCCAGGGTAGTCCTCTGGAATCATCGAACTGGAATCTTGCAAGCCTCTCCTCATCAAAGGCGTGCATATCTTCGCCACTGCCAAGTTCTTGAGGATCAAGGTCTTCATCAGGATACATGATCCTTAACTCAGATAATGTCTTCAATACTCTATGACAGGTAAACCTTGCATCTGCAATAGACTTGGCTTCTCTGGAGATCAGGAATTCTTCAGGTGGTACATTCTCTATCCTGACTTTACCAACATAAGACTGGCGTGATAAGACAACATCATGCTTCATACCATAGTCATCTTGGTAAGGTGTATGCTCCATAACCTCTATACTAGGACTTATGACAAGAGCATTGAACTCCTGCTCATCAAGACCATTGTACTCTTCCCTGTTCCAGTCTTCGTACTCATCCCACCAGCATTTGACAATGCCATTCTTCTGTAGGAGAGCATCTGTGAACCAGGTGTAGAGGATTTCCCAGCCGGGATTATCTTTAGTGAAAATATAATTCACGTAATCCGTAGCTTGTTTAGCAGCTTCCACATCTTCAGGTCCGTGTGGAGCGAATGTAACCATCTCGTCGCCACTGGCAAACACTCTCATAAGAGAAGGCTTGATCCATTCGATAGTATCCATGACTGAGGAGTCTACATAC